TCGTTCAATACGGCAGTAAAATTCCGTGACAAGCAGACTGTTCGTGAAATCCAGTCCGGCAAGTCGGCTCAGTTCCCGGCCACCGGCAAGATCACGGCCGCCTATCATACTCCTGGCGCCGAAATCACTGGCACTACGATCAACCAGAATGAGCGCGTTATCACGATTGATGACCTGCTCCTGGCTGACGTTTTCATTGCCAACATCGATGAAGCTAAGTCTCACTTCGACGTCCGCTCAGAGTACACAACGCAGCTTGGTGACGCCCTCGCGCAGGCATTCGATACGAACTCCTCGCAGGTTGGCATCCTGGCAGCCCGTGCTTCCGCTACCATTACCGGTCAGGCGGGTGGTGCTTCCATTGTCTCCGCTAACGTCCGCACCGTCGGTGCAGACCTCTCGACTGCGATGTTCGACGCCGCAGAAGATCTCGACAATGCAGACGTCCCCGACGCCGATCGTTATGCGTTCGTTCTCCCCGCCCAGTATTACCTTGCAGTTCAGCAGACCACGCTGATCAATAAGGACTACGCTGGTCGTGGTTCGATCGCTGATGGCATGATCGACAGTGTCGCTGGCCTCAAGATCGTCAAAACCAACAACCTGGCTCAGACCAATGTTACGACTGGTCCGTCCGCCTACCAGGGCGACTTCACCGGCACGGCCTTCTTGGTCATGCAGCGTGGAGCCATCGGCACCGTTCAGCTGATGAGCCTTGCGATGGAAAGCCAGTATGACGTTCGCCGGCAGGGTACGCTCATGGTTGCGAAGTACGCAATTGGCCATGGCATTCTTCGCCCGCATTGCGCCGTCGAAGTCAAGATTGCCTAGAGCACTCTGACCTCATAGCCAGTCACTCCATCACACTCGGGGGCTCCTTCATGGGGGCCCCCCTTTTTCATTTTAAGGATACCCCTCATGCCATTCATCGAAGGGCCTAAGAAGAAAAAGAAGAAGGTAGCTCCAGACAATCCTGAGAGGTTCTCTACCACAAAGGCCGGCAGACGCCGCGCTAGGAGCGAAGAGAAGCGCCTCAAGCAGGGTGTGGTTAGGAAGAGCCCAGGGACGAGTTCCCTAAACATCCTCCAAAAGAATAAGAAGGCGCCAACCCTTCTTGACGCCCTCCGCATCAAACGAAATTAAGGAACCATCCCAATGGCCGAAGTTCTAGGCCCAGCCACCGAGCTTGACGCAGTGAATGAAATGCTGCGAGCCATCGGACAGGCGCCTGTAAATTCTATCGTCACATCTGTACCCCCGGACGCAGTGGTTGCTCTCGCTGCCCTACGGGCCGCCTCCAGGGATCTCCAGGAGGAAGGATGGCACTTCAATACAGAAGTAGACGTCGAGCTCGCTTTTGACGTAGGTGACGGACACATCGATATTCCCACAAACGCACTGAAGGTAGATGCTTCCGGATCGGAGAACGTAGTAGTCCGCGGAACGGAGCTCTATGATATTGAGAACAAGACGCTTGTCTTCACCGCCAACGTCAAGTGCGACATAACCTACCACTTCGAGTGGACAGACCTGCCGGCAGTCGTTAGGCGATATGTCACTAGGCTGGCCATTGCTGATGATTTTGCTCCGGCATACAATCTCGGCGCCGATCGCTCAAGGGCTATAGGCCAGGCCTTAGTTAAAGCCCGTGCAGCCTTCATGGACGCAGAGATGGAGAATGGGGACTACAACCTCCTGACAGCCGCCAGCACCAACAGCGTCATTCAAAGGACCCTCTAATTATGTCAAGAGCCTCTGGGGTAATCCAGAACTTCATCAATGGCGTCTCGGAACAGCCAGCCGCTGTCCGTCTCCCGACACAGGTGGAGACGCAGATTAACGCCTACTCCACCATCGTTCGTGGTCTCCTTAAGAGGTTCCCAAGTCACCACGTAGCTAAGCTCTCAGGCTTCACGACGGCCGGCGCCAAGCTTCATACGATAGATAGAGATCAGAATGAGCGTTATGAGGTCTCCTTCCGAACGGACGATATTGACGTCGTCGATTTGGCAGGCGTCTCTAAGACTGTAAACTTCGCCGACGCTACATTCACTAGCTTGAACGCCGTCTCAGCTACAGGCAATGGCAATTCGCAGAGGCTCTACACCGCTGCAGGCGACACAAACGTCAATGTGATAACCACAGGAACATTCGTAGGCACAGTCTACCTAATGGAGAGCACCACAGGCGCCTTCTTAGGTGAGGAGACGATTGTTGGAGCAGCCATAACGACAGCTACGACCTCAGCCAGGACCCTTGTATCCGGACGGTGGTACATGGTGCAATGTGCCGGCTACACCTCAGGGACAATAACGGCAGTCATTGAGTGGAAGAGTACGAACTACCTTCAAGGCACCCCAGAGACAGATCTGGAGGCCACCTCAGTCGCCGACTACACCTTCTTGATTAACAAGGGCATAACAGTCCTCAGTGACCAATACACCCTATCCTCCACCAGGAACCCAGAGGCCCTCATTCATGTTGTGTCCTCTCAGACGGGTATGGTGGCTAAATATATCATTAAGATAGACGACGTCGTTGTCGCTGAGTATCGGCCTGGCGATGGCAATACGAACTCAGAGAAGCAACAGCTGGATACCCAGAATATCGCCCAAGCCCTCATAGATGGGACGGGGACATTCACCATCGCAGCTGCGGATAACGGAACAGTAGTTAAATACCTATCAGCCCACCTTACAGGCTACGGGACTGAGTTCATCGTCACAAAGTATGGCAACGTCATTCATATTGAAAACGTCGATGGGAATGAATTTACAGTCTCTGTTGAGAGCGATGGTGACGTCAACCACGATCGCCTACGCGCCCATAAGGGTACTGTTAGGACATTCACAGAGCTCCCCAACTTCTCCAACATAGGGTTTCGCCTTAAGGTCGCCGGAAGTGAGGCGACGGATTTTGACGACTACTATGTTGAATATATCAAGGATACCGATAATGATGCTGGAGGTGTCTGGAGAGAGGTCGTAGCCCCAGGGATTGAGACCAATCTTGACTTCAACACAATGCCTCATACTCTTGTTAGGGAGGCCGATGGAACATTTACCTTCGGTAGGCAGACGTGGGACTCAAGAGGCGCAGGCGACCTAGAGACCCTTCCTTGGCCTACCTTTGTGGGCAATGTTATCCAGGGTATTTCCTTCTTTAAGAACCGGCTGGTTTTCTCTACTGACGAGAATATCGTAACGTCCAGGGCTGGCAGTTTCTTCAACTTCTTTAAGGAGACTGTAACCACCCTATTGGACGATGATCCGATCGACATCGCCATCAACCACCCCAAAGTCTCAGTCATCAACCACCTTGTCCCCGTTGGGGATAGGCTGATAGCTTTCGCCGGCCTTACCCAGTTCGGCGTCCACGGCGCAGAAAACGATGGGCTGTTCACCCCGAGCACAGTAACAATCGATACGCTATCTACCCATAGGGTGGATCCAGATTGTGATCCAGCTAGAGCAGGAACCTCAGTGTTCTTCGCAGTCAATAGGGATACATCGACAGGGGTCCGGGATATGCAGTTTGGGGACGTCCGCCCAGGACAAGCCCCACCGACACCTTCAGTCACCGATCATTGCCCAGGGTTTCTCCCAGCTAATATGACCAAGCTGACTGCCGCTGCGGAGGCTAATGCTGTTGTCGGCATTTCAAGCGACCAGCTGAAACGCCTCTACGTCTACAAATATTATTGGTCAGGACAAGAGAAGCTCCAGAGCTCCTGGTCCTATTATGAGAGTGATTGGGACATCCTAGATGCTGAGTTCGTCGATGATGATCTCATTCTCGTCACCACAGATGGGACTGATACATACTTAGAGACCCTGCCGTTCAATGAGGACTTCACAGACAGCGGCGACTTGTACATCTGCCTAGACCACCGCGTCCACACAGACGCCCTAGCAGCAGGTTCATACGCTTCCGGACCGGATGAGACCACCTTCACGCTCCCCTACGACGCCTCAGGTGTCACCTGCGTGACGGCGGCTACCCATACCCTAGGATTAGGCGTCAATGTTGTCGTCAATGATGACACAGCAGGGACCACCGTCAAGGTCGCAGGAGACCAGTCGGCAGAGGACCTCTATTTCGGCTTCACATACGATGAAACAGTTGTCCTATCTGAGCTCGTAGCTAAGAAGCAGGTTGGTGGGCAGAGAGGATCGGCGACTGCCTTAGTCGCAGGCGATCTGACATTGCAACACCTAGAGCTACTGATGGGGCAGTCTGGGTACCTTACAGCCGAGGTTTCGTCCTCCTATAGGGACACATTCACCCATGTCTTCACAGGCGCAGCCTTAGGTGCTGCAGACAACCTAGTAGGAAAGCCGTCCCTTGATTGGGATAAATGGACTATCCCTGTGGGGCAGCCTACGAAGGAAATCGTGATCTCCCTCAAATCCAGCTCATATCTCCCTTCCGCCCTCCTCAATGGGGAGTGGATTGGGCAGCTATATCGAAGAGGAATATGATGGGGGACATCCCCTACATTCGCAAAGCCACAGTCGAAGATGCAAAATGGCTCGCGCCACGGCTGCGTAAGGCCGACAGGGCAGAGTGCCTAGCAGCTATCGGCAAGCCCCCCGAAGACGTCATGCCGGGGGGTGTGGCCCTTGCGACTGCAGCGTACACCATGCTAACCCCAGATGGGACCAGGTGTGGCATCTTCGGATGCTCCAAGATACCTGGTAAGCCTGGCTGGGGGTTGGTGTGGATGAGCGCTACAGATGAGCTCGAGAAGTACCCAAGGATATTCCTTAGGCACAGTAGGTCCATAATCGAGCTCCTACACCAAGAATATAAAACCCTATGGAACGTGGTGCACGCCGACAATGTTGTCCACATTAGGTGGATAAGTTGGTGTGGTTTCCATTTCGGCGCCGTCCACCATATAAATGGCGTCCCCTTTATTGAATTTACATCAAAGGTAGAATGACATGTGCCCAACAGTTATGGCAATTGCCTCCTTCGCGATCGGGGCTGCATCCTCGGTCATGGGGTATGTGGGCCAAAAGCAGGCTGTGGACAGCCAAGAAGAGCAGTACCGCAGGAATGCCGAGAACGCTAAGATGGCCACCTCCATCAAAGAGCAGCAGATCAATAGGCGCATCCTCCAGGAGGGTGAGGCTGCTGCTCAGAAGAAGTTCGAGACAAACCTAGACGCCAAGAGAGCCATCGCTACAGCTACTACAGCCGCGGGTGAGGGCGGAGTGTCTGGCCTTTCAGTATCCCACGTCCTTGGCAGCATCTATGCACAGTCAGGCAGGTTCAATGCCAGCGTGGATAGAAACCTCGACATCAATCGGTCATACTTCAGAGGCGAGAAGGAAGCTGCGCACACACAAGGCCAGGCGCAGATCAATTCCGTAGCCCTTCCTGAGAAGCCTTCGTTCCTTCCAGCCCTCATAGGCGTCTTCGGGAGTGGCGTTGATGCTTACGGCAGGTACAAACAGGCGACAGCATAATGGCATTATTCGGTAAGAACGTAGGCATCGAACAGATCCGCCCCGAAGCGATACGCCCAGCCCCCATAGGATCCAGCCAGTTCTCCGGAGCTCCTCGGTACTCAGGTGTGGGCGGAAACGCTACCCGCCTGGCCGACAGCTTAGCTAGCCTCAATAGCTCCCTCGCCAGGTTCGGATCAATCTCTAAAGCAGCCTCAGAGCCCACTAGGGAAGAGATCACTGATGAAGAGAACCTATGGTATGGGATGACCCCAGAGGAGCGCGAAGCTCGGCTGAAGTCCCCAGAGTTCCTGAGTTTGGACAAGACAGTCAG